AAATCTCCAGCAAGAAATTTTGTGCCCTTTTCTCTAAGAAAAGTAGCAAGTCCATGACCATGAGCAAAAGAATAAATATTAGCACCTATAGACGATTGACATTTAATAACGGTTGCGACCTGAATTTTGAGGAAAAACATTAAATATTTGCGGAGAATGACAGTAAAATGTACAGGAGAAGAGACGATAGTTCGAGTCTTACCAGCAGCAACCTTTTGCAAAGGGCGCCTTTCTGATTTACACAAATCTTGCCATAAAATATGGGCACGCTTTCCACTAGCCATCTGAGCAATACTATTATCTACAGTTTCCTTAAGAAGATCATTCATAATTCCATTTTCATCAATAAAAGCACGTTTACCAGCCTTTCCTTCACGAAGGTGAATCCATGGAAGACCGGCAGAAGTAGATAAAACTAGAGGAGAAGAAAAATTTCCATCACCCTTAATAGCAACTTCATCGCTAACACATGAAACAAAATCTTGTGGTTTCAATAAACCTTTATTTACACTATCAACAGCTAAATCATAATACAAATCGCAAATACTATCAGAAACATGGGTCAATCGTTCAGAATCAAATTGGCCAGCAACTGTGCCGGCCTTGGCTAAGGATTTATAACGAACGTCTATTATTTCAGCAGTGACAGGGTCGACATAATTACCAAGGACTGAACGAGCATACTTAGGCTCTTGTAACACACCAGATATACATGAAGGACCAAAATTGTGTGAAAGAACTTTACCAGAAGTGAATTTGGCTGTACCCAAAGGAATAAATGCTCCATTTGGAACAGCAACAATACTCGGAACGTCAGTAGTAGGGGGAGATGCAAGGTAACGTCTGTCAATTCTGCTGAGAGCAGCTTCAAGACGTTCTTTAGTAACAGGAACAGAAAAACCATAACCCTTAACGCCACCGGATAAATTAACTACAGAACCGGCAACATGAATCCCAGCAATTTTATTCCTAAATTTTTGATCTAAAATAAGAAGAAGTGAACCACAATCGCCACCTTTAGTCGCGGCAACATATGCAATATAAGAAGCATGGTTGTAAACATCGCCTTGTGATTCGTACGTAAGTTCATGATCAGCTAAAGTAAAAGTTTTTTCGGTTGAAAGTTCTAAGGTAAGATTGTTCATCACAGAAAGATAAGCTTCCTTTTTGACTTGACGCATACCAGCTAAAATTGCACTTTTTCCGTTAATACGGGCTAATTCATCGGAAGTAAGAAAATGATTTCTAATCGAGGGTCTTGCAGAAACAAACTTATAATCAAAACAGACTAAAGCAATGTCTGTAGGATGATTAAATTTGTCAGTAACAGTGACGACTTGACTAACAGTATCGTTACTAACCTTGATCACTACTTTACCAGTAAAATCGACTAAATAAAGGGGAGCGACACCAGACATCAAGACTTTCAAGGTAGGAATAAAATGACCACAAGTTAAAAGAACAGTACCAGCAATGAACCATCCAGTAAAATAAGTTTGATCTCGAACAAATTTGTCAGAAACATACGAGCCAGAACAGAAAGTATACAAATTGGACATAACACGATTAGTTAACAAGACATCTGTACAATTATCGGCGAGAGCTTCAGGAAAATTTTTGACAATTCCCTCGTCAGTGAGTAAATCTTCCAGAGAATCTGGGGTAGAATTCTCTGGTGTATATAAAATTCTGGATTCAACATTGACGACACGTTGTTTTTTAGAACCAGCATTAGGATAACCTTCTTTAAAAACTGTAAATTTAGAAGCAGGAGGAACAACAGCAGAACGAACAAAAATTGCATCGGGATTATCTGAGTTTAAAGCATTGACATAATCAAGAGCGGATTGCTTGATTTCAACTTCACCATCGACAGAACCAAACCACCAGCGTTTTATATAAGTAACCGAATATTTAAGAACTTTAAAGAAAGCTCCTCCAGCAAGAAGAGCAAAAAGAGCTTGACCCAAAAGAGGTAAACAACCAAGCAGATTATACAAAGAATACAAAGCGGGCGAACGATCAGAAATGAATTGGGTCCAAGAGAAAGGAGCCCATAAATTGTGATAAAAAGCAGTCCAATAATCAACAGTTCCAAACAAATTAGTAAAAGAAGAAAGAGAAGCAGTATCGGCTGCAAAAAGAGCATGTTCATCCAGATTATATTTGGTCTTAATGTCAATAGATGCCATGTAAAATGCCATATTAGGAGTACTCTGAGCGCGAACATAACTTCGGAAAAGACTAACAAACTCCTGTATTTTGGCCTTGTTTTTGTGATTTTTATACATGTCAAAAAATTTAGGATTATTTTGGAAACGATAATAAAACACTTCAAAAGGCGTAAGATTGGAAGCTGGTAAAGCCATACTAACATAAAGCTTAGAAGCAACATCCCAGTCAATTACGACATTTGCAACATAATTGGGATTAATAGAGGTAATAAACTTGAAGAAAGCTGATTCCCATGTAGATAACATACCAGAAGTAACAAAACCTGACAAGGTACAAGAAGACACCACGCGAGACAAAGCGTAGAACTCTACACATATAGAGTCCATAAAATTTTGCCAAGAGCCTAACGGAGGATTGAGAGTCCCAGTTCGAACATAATTAACAAATTCAGTACCAGCAGAATAAAGAGTAGATGGAATATCTAAGACATTTATACCAGAAACAATTTTCTTTGAAGCAATATCGATAGTACAAAGTTTGACATAAATATTATCAATTTCGTTACAACGGCCAACATGGCGAGCAAACTCACCAGAACTATATGACTTGAATAAATTGAATAAGAGAGCATTTTTCTGATCAAGAGTTAGGTTGGAGTTGGGACCTTTGTAAGCACTAGCAGCGTTACCACAAACTGCAGTAAGCGTTGGAACGATTGCAGGATCATAGGCACATTTACCTTGAAGAAAGTCATTAGCATAAGCGACCGGATCAAGAACATCATGAAAATCAGCATCTTTAGTCGGAGGAGTAAATTTAAACCAACTCTTGAGGTAAGAAACGGGCCCTTGAGGACGAGCAAGGAATGCTTTACAATCTGCCCCTATACTAGCAACAGACTTCGATAACTGAATCTTATCGATAGCACGAGCCTTGTAGACAGGATTAAAAATTCCCAGAAAACCATACCAATCATAAACATTATAGCAATCGCGAAGAGCGTGAGCAGAACCATCAACACTAGAATTATGTGTCCAAGAATAAGGATAGACAGTAGGATCTTTATTTGTAACCATAGGTCTGGAGGATGTACATTTTACATGAAGTTCATAAACATCGGGATTTAATTTCCCTTCAACTTTGCTAGGCAAGGCTTTAACCTTGTTCACATCAATCTTAGGAGAATTATCCATGCGGTATTGTGGCTTGACTTTAACAGTGACGTGAAAATCATTACAGATGCGACGATGGAAAGCTTCAGGATATTCAATGGCTAAATCCGGCATACTAACATTTGAGGTAATAAAAATAGCGGAATAATTAGCAAAAATTTTGCCTTTTTCTTCAATACCAGCCATATGTAAACTATAAGGAACAATATTTACGAGTTTAAGAACTTCCATAATCTCGGGATTGGGAGCATTTGCGGTATCTTTACGCTGAGCAAACTCATCGTACCACAAAATTTTATGGCCAGAATTAGCACCGTCCCAATAATCACCTTCGACTATTCGTTGATAGACTAATTTAGTCCAATCGGCAGGATCAACATTCTCCAAAGCACACACAGCAGCAGTTAAGGCGAAAATGAAACCAGATTTGCCAACGCCAGGTTCACCAGTAACATAAACAATTATAGGCTCTAAGCGGGGAGCAAGTTCAACGGATAAAGAGGCAAGTTCAACGTTTTTGCGATAGACTTTATCAAAAGTATTTTGTAACATAGTAACAGCAGTAGAAGGATAACGAAAACGAGAAGCGCGACCACGAAGGACGTCGCCTTGAGTCATAAGGACATGGACTTCAGCAGCATAATCAGAAGTAAAAGTAGTGGTATTAGAAGGACGAGTAATAACTTCAATAGCGCGAGAGCAATATTCACGAATATCTTCAGGTAGAGAATCATGAACGGGATTAGCGACACCCATCTTTTCGCAGCAGTAACCAAAAGAGGAAATAAAACTAGCCTGAATATAATCAAAAAGAGTTTGAACGGAGCGGATAGAATTTCCAACAAGTGAGGCGCGACGCAAAAATTTATCGAAATCAAGAGTACTGAATGAAACACGACCAAGAACTAACATAGATAAAATAGCACCAGCAAAAGAAAGACCTTTCATTAAAATTTCAACATCAGGACCTTGTACAACAGCACGAATAGTACCCTCAGCAGAAGGACGAAATAAATCAATAGCGGAAAGAAAATTTGAAGCAGCAGTATGCAAAGTTTTAACAAAATCAATAGTGTCAGACACGCGATCTTTGAGATATTGATAAGATCTAGCGTAGCCAACAATAGAAACGGCTAAATTGGTTAAAGCAATAATACGAACAGAACGTGAAGTATCGGTAAATAAGGCTGCGAGACCAGCTGCAAGAGAAGCAAGGAATACGGGAGACTTAGTAGTATCAGTAACAAATTTGGTAGCATCAGCAAGAACAGAAGAAATGTTATTAGCATTATCAAGAAATTCTGATAAGCGAGTTGCATTCTCGGCAACCGCATCATCAACGCGAGAACAAGTAGAAGTAATAGAAGAAGCTATGTCGTTAGTTCCTGTAGCCCAATTAGTAAGAGCAGAAAACATCTGAGATTCAGCATGTACACGGGGAATATATTTGGATCGACGAGAACATTTGACGCAAACACCCCTAGAATCAGTCCTCTTGACAAGGGAACGACACTTGGGACACATGGTATGAAAATAACCTACGTTGTTAGGGTTGAGTAAGCACTGTTTCCAAGTATGGCCGTGATGGTTTTCACGGTGGATCGTAGATAAAGATTTGCCTTGAGGTTCGGCTTTGAACCATTTTTGTCCCCAGAATTCGGGACAATTTGCAGCTGCGATGATTGCATAATCATCGGGCTTGTAGGCTGATCGTCTAAGGCGATCGCCTCGAGCATCAGTGGAGGTAGAGACCCAACAAGAAGGAGGAGTGATACCATCGACTTTAGCTTCAATGCTACAAAGAACAGAATCATAAGAGCGCAGAAGATGACGAGAATCACCATAAAGAAATTCCAACTCTCGAAGAGCATGAAGTTCATCAAAAACCAAATGTAGAGGAGTTGGATCATAAATGAGAGCCTTCTCCACGTCACAAAAGAATTCTGCTTGAGGGCATTCACAATTGGGTTCAGGAGGAGAATCAACGGAGAAGTCGTAGATCGTAGCGTGAGAAATGAAGTAATCAATTGGACAATGATGTCCATCAAAAAGTTGAATCCATACGTCACATTTGACGCAATAGTAGAACCAAAGAGAAGAGTTGTCGGCAGAAGCAAGAGAACGAGCATAATAGAGATTGGAGGTGAAAGAACATTCACGAGCAGGACACAGTATAGAATACTGAGTACCACGTTTCATATTTTTTGCAAGGTATTTTTCACTTCGAGACACGAGAGTAAATTCGCTTTGTTGACGCACAGTGATCACTTCTTTAATTGTAGCCATTGTGGAATTCAAAATTTGATAAAGACATGTTTTGTAAATTTCAGATATGCTCAAACAATGAAAAACATATCCTAGTGCATTAACGGGAGCACTATATAAAATAATCTCTCTCCACACTAAGGTGCGGCATGAACTAGCAAATAGTCGCTTGATCTAGTTCAAAATTATTGCTGACTAGGCCGAGATTAAAATATAACACGAGAAACGATATTACAAGATTTACTAAAGATGGATAGGCTTTAAAACAAGTCACGACCGAAATGATCAGGTATGCGCTAGCATAACTCCGAAAATGGACACGATAACTCATTTAAAAGATTCTCGCAGCAGTTCAATCAAATAAACCGAAACATAAGCTTAAAGAGCTTACAAAGAGAACATATTTTTGTATTTTTGATTTTATATAAAACATTCACACAAGTAAGAGAAAGTAAGAGAAACTAATTAGATAACTAATAGAAGAAGATTAAATAAACATACATAAATAAAATAAAACAAAATAAATAAAACAGGATTTTTCTTGGGAGGTTGAATCGAAAAAAGATGTTTTGAAGATAACATTGTTGTAGAAGGTAAGGATGCAGCAAGCGGCATCCAAACGTCCCAATGGAGGAAGTTATCGCACAGCAAGCGGTTTGACACTTTCCCACAGAAGCACGAAAGATCACTCAGAAGCAAGCGTCTGAACATAACTTCAGGACCAATACCACCAGAATAGCAGTGATCGACAAAGAAGAAGATTTTTACGCCACTTGCAAACAAACCGAGGTCTGCTGCGATTTCAGTGTCGTAATAACAACC